CGGCAAGCGTTACATCTTCATCACAAACATTGGCCGCCGTACTGAACGCGGTCGAGTTAATGTCGCTAAAACTATCGAGCCCATATTTAGAAACAAGATAATCCCGGACGCAAAGAGCGGCGTTCGCTGAATACACCGGGTTTGAATAAGTGTTTGTATCTCTAGGATCTCCGAGCTTTTTACCTTTGATCCTTGCTGTAAACAACGGAACGCCTTGAGCGAAAACCGTTTGATCGTATTTCATTCGAACGTAAAAACAAGCGATCCCCTGACCGCGAAAATTAGTATCGTCGTTTGTTTGTTTTCCGGCCCATGTTGGTCCGTCCGTAACACCGCTTAAAGTCGTGTAAACGTTTTGATTTGCTGCACCGGTGAAGGTTTTTATTAATATTTTTTTATCGCCGTCCGCGTCCGCGTATGCTGAGCCCTCGACAAAATCATTTGCATCTAAAGTAACTGCATCGTCGTTAATATAAAATTGCTCAAAAGAGTTGATCTCATGACCGGCTACGCTAACGATCATATGTAAGTATTCGTTATTATCCCCGGTCGCTTCCATATACGTGATAGTTCCGCCCTTCCGGACTTCACCGTATACAACATCTTGGACGCCGGTCGCGTCTCTTTGGTTTACGAGCAAGCCCTGAGAGCTGCCCTCAGTATTCCCGAAACTCGGCTTCGGCATTAGCGCATTGATCGCCCATGAAGCGACCATCGTAACGCCGATATATGTAACGCCAAGAGCCGCAAACGCTAGGAAACCACCGGCCGCCATAGCTCCCGGGAAGAGAAAAGCGGCGAGCTGAGGAACGCGAGGGGCCGTTTCCCATCGCTTGTATCTCATGACGTTATAAGGCTCGAGGCTGTCTTTCATTTTTTAATCCAAGCGTTTTCGATTTTCGCAATCCGAAGAAAGCTTAATTTTTTCTTTCCGAGAAAAACCGCTTTATTTCCGAGCGATATTCCCAAAGCTTTGTTTATGTCCCAAATGTCCAAACCGGGAGCCGTGACTAATGCCCCTCGAGGGGGGAAACAATTTACTCGAGCGAGCTTGCTATCGAGAGCATCCTCGAGAGAGGCAAATCCAAACTCTTCGGCGAGTTGTTCTCGCCTCATGTACAAGCCGCCCGAGATATATCTCCCGGCCCAATCGTCCGCATATCCGACGCCGTACATCCGGCGGAAACATTCATTCGTGAACATAAAACAATCGTGGACGTGCCACATAAATGCTTGTTCTCGAACCTCGTCGATATAGCTGTTGAGCGCTGCGTAATTAATCGTCAACGGTCGATCGGCCCCAAGGGATCGACTTATCTCCTAAGTCCGCTACCCATTTAAAAAAAGTATCGTTTGAACTTGAATAACCTTCAGTTGCAATAACCGCTTGATGCGATTGATCGGTATAACGTCGAACGTTTGGCCGCTCGAGGGTAATCAATCGGCTCTCGACTGTCATAGAGATTGAGGACGTTTCGCCCTCGTCGAGAATGGTCATTCGATCCATAAAGCCAGAAAAGACCTCACAAACTGCATTGCCGCCGACTGTAGTTACTCCCTTAATTCCCCAGAAAATTTTACACAATCGGCCCTGATATTCGTTTGTCAAAGCGTAACTTAATATTGAGCTATCAAGGCCGGATAGTGTGAGAGTTGTCCCGGTTGCAGTTAGATCGCCAGTTTCTTCGAGGCCAGTAATTTCTAGTAAATCCCCGGTTCCCTGATAAGTATTACCGCTAATACTTATATCCCCGACGCCGGTCCAAATTCTAAGAGTACCACCCTCAAACTGCATTTCAACGGCGTAATATGGCTCGATATCTTTGAGATCCCCGGTCGGATCTCCGCCCTCGTAAAGTGCGTTTAAAAGGTTTGTGTTTACTGTCCTCGTCATATCGCCTCGACCGCTCCGAAAGTAATCCCATAAACAGCAAGATTATTGACGCTCCAACTCACATCGTTTGAGGATAGTCGAAAAGCGCCGACCGCAGACGTTAGGTCCATTGCAGTCCCGGACGCCGCCGCTCTTAACGACGGCCAAATCTCTATAGTTCCGGAGCCCGAGGCGTCCTCAAGAACTTTATACAATCTCGAACTTGTCCCGGTTCCTAGCTGAAAATAGTCACCGGCCTTTAAAGTCCCGGTCATAGCTACAGAAACGGTTCTCGCTCCGGCTACGCCGGTAACGGTTGCGCTCGTCGCTGTACCGCGTGGAGAATTGCGAAAAGGGTTGCCGAGTAAGAAAGTCCCGAATTGACCTCTAAGGCTAGTGAGCCAAGCGCTCCATGCCTCAGCGTCCGCCTCTCGCATTGGTTTTAATGTTATATCGGCCGACCACATTTCCCCGGCGTATGCGTGAGCTTGGCCTGAGAATGTGAAGGGAGATCGAGAATAAGCAACGGCGTTGATCGCGGATAGAGTGATATTATTTACACAGTTAGCGGCCGGGAGTGAGAGAGGGTAAGTAATCGCCATCAGTTAAAAGCCCTTTTATATTGGCCGCCACGCATTTTAGCATCAGCGACCGCGCCTTTTGTTGCTTCGGCTATCTGTGGCATCATCGACTTTATTTCGGTTCGAACTGTTTGCTGAACGCCAGTCGTAACGTTTATCGATTGATTAACTACGACCGGGCCACCGCCACCCAAAGCGTTATTAGTTTGCGCCGGGCTCAACAATCTCCCGGGAGTGCTAGGAATGAAAAGCTCGCGTCCGCTTTCGCCGGTCATATACGGTTTGCCGGCTGTCATTTGCCGACCGTGAGCGCCTCCTTGGAAACCAGTAAAAGCATAACCGCCAAGAGGGGATTGAGTAAATCCGAGGAAACCCATTGCAGAATTTACAAGTTGTTGAACTACCAACACTCGATAGAGCTCTTTGATAACGCTTGCCGCCGTCAATCGCATTGCGTCCTTGAACGAGTTGGCTCCCTCGAGGGCACTCATAAAAGCATCAGTTAAACCTTGTTCGAGCGTATCAGCGACGGCCGAAAATTCGCTCGCCTCTTGTTTCGCTCGCTGCATTGAGACTTTTAATTGATCCACTAGGACCGCTTTGTTTTCGATCGACTGACCGGTAAGGCGCTCAAACTCGTTTAGCGTTTCTAAATTTTTAGTATATTCGAAGGTTGCCGCCGAGAGCGGATCTAAAGAATTTAATAAATCGTTATATTTTGTCTTTGCTTCGTCGATAACCCGATTTAATTCTTTGAGCTTAGCGGCTTCCTCGTCCTTTTGTCTTTGTGTTCTGATAGGTCTCCGCTTAGGTTTTTTTGAAGGGAAGCTAGGGAAAAGCCGGTGAGTTCCTAAATCAAAAACACCGCTATCGATTTGATCGTCCGTTAATGTTCCATGCTCAAAAATATTACCGTTAGCGTCTATTCCAAATTGTCCAGTTGAGGACGGATCGCCTTGATCCATATTTGCGAAAGCAGCATCGTCTAAAGCTTTATCGATCGCTTGCTGTTGTGGGCTTATTTTAGCGCCACCCGGAGGGCCGCCACCACCAAGATATTGAGCAATTTTCTCGGAAGCGTCTAAAACTTTGGGGAGAATTTCATCAGTAAACGTTCTGACAATATCAATAATTTGATCGCTATTTTTAAGCAATGCCTCCGAAATCAAAGTATTCATCGAACCGGTTAGCTCTTGCATTTCCTTTCGCATTTTTTGAGCGCCGGTCAAAGCTTCGTCGGACAAAATGTTTCCCGACCTTTTCGCCTCTTCACCAAGTTTTTTAAATTCACTTCCGCCGTTGCGTAATAACGGAAGCAAAGCCGTAGCATCGGACGCTATCGCTTCCATAAAGAAAGTAAATTCCGCCTGAGAGACGTTCGCTTTTTCAAGGCTATCGACGTATAATTGGAGGGCTTGCGGACCGCTTAGGTTTCTAAAATCGTCCGCAGTAACGCCAACAAGAGGAGCAATAGTCTCGAAGAAATCAACCATCGGCCCGGCCCCGGTTATAAGGAAATCACCGATTTTATCGTTAGTGTCTTTTATGAGATCTGAAAGTTTATCTTGCTCGATACCGACCGTTTTTGCTGCGAAGCTCATTTTTTGAAATTCTTCGGTCGTTACCCCGGCAACCCGGGCGAGGTCAGATATCGCCGCCGCATTATTAACAATTGAGTTTATTGCTCGAACTGAGAAAACACCGGCGAGGATTGGCGCGAGCGCTTTGACCGCCGTTCCAATTCCAGAAAATCCGCGTTGCGCTTTTTTTGTAGCTTTTGCGAATTTTGTTCCCATCCGGTCAACTTGCCGTTGCGTCCGGGCCAAATCTTTCGAAAACTGCTTTTGTTGCAGATTTAATATTATGTTGAGCTCGCTCGCTTTAATCGCCATTTTTATCCATACCTTTCAGCGAGCGCCCGGGCTTCCTCGAGGGAGGGAGCATCCGAGCCGGGTTTCTTTGGTGCGTGATATTCATTCCAACCATCAAAAACGAGGAAAGCATCTAGTGGGATCATATCCCGAATTTCTTCCGGTTTATAATTTGCAGCAACCGCCGACTTAATTATTCTTCGGACGTTAAGACGTTTGGGAGCTCGTCCTCGTCCATCTTTTTTTTTACTTCGTCACTTTCAAAAACGTCCGGCATAAATGCAACGCCGACGATCGATTGCGCGAGCTGATAGAATTGCATGAGCCCGGAAGGTCCGGCGTCCTCAACCAATTTATCCGCTTTAATATCTGATAAGCCGCCGCCAACTAAAGCAAGCGCCACAATATCCCGGACCTCCCGGGAGCTTGGTCTTGTGCCTTCATCAAAGAAGCCGTTCCAGAGTTCAAATATTCCCCGGTGTTTATCTTCAAAACGCTCGATCTCTCGATTACGCAAAATAAAAGTATAGGTGACGCTATCGATTTGATCGACAACGCCACCGCGAGGAGCTTCCGCCGTAATTCCCATTATGCGGCGGTAAAGGTTACTTCGCCATTGCTCTCTAGTGAGAATGAGAACGTTACCGCGCCCTCGGTTTCACCACCGAGCTCAAACGAGGTAACTCTAAAATTCCCGGAGTAAGTACCGAAGTCCGGGACAACCACCTCGAAATTTGCTGAAGCGTCCGCCGCCATTGCGACCGTATTCATACGAGCCTCGGCCGTTTCATCAAGAAAGATACCATCGCCCGAAGCGCTGAAGGATTTTAAACCGTTTAATGATGCAGCGAATAAAGCACCGCCGGGAGTAGTTGCGTCCGGAGTAGTTACATCGATTGCACTATTATTGATTGTTAAAGATTTTGAATTTATTCCGGCTAGGGTTGTAAAAACCTCTGAGCCGCCGCCGCCGTCCCCAATTTTAAGTAGAAAGGCGCGTCCGAGTTGCTTTGCCATTTTTATTTTCTCCTATAGCAAAATTAAGCGCTTGCCCAATGCGCGAGGTTTGGGGCCGCCCCTCAAGAGGCTTGCAGCATTGCCGAGAATACGACGGTCGCAACATGGCCGCGCTCGTCTCGTTCCCGATCAATGAAATAATTTTCGCAAATAATCTCGATTACACTGTAGCCAGTCAAAGAGACGCTTGCTTCTTGCCGGTGTAAGCTCGAGCGCAACGCTTCGGCTATTTGCGTGGCCTCGACCCGGCCAGTCGATTGACTAAATCCCTCGATGGTAAAACTTACCGCCGCTCCGAGTGATCCATCAGTGTCCGAAGTTGTCGGCTCGATCCGTCCGAAGCGTATGTATGGAAACGTTACTCCCTCCGGCGGCTCGTCATAAACTCTCGTCGATACAAGGGAAGTAATATCACTATCCGCGACAAGGCTTGCTCTAACTCCTCTTTGTAGCTCTAGAGCAAAACTCATTTCTTCAATCCTACTTCTTTTCTAGCTTTTAATAGAGCTCGAGTAACTCGGCCTTTGTGCTTTGTCTTAATTATTCCTCGAGCCCGGCCAACAAACGGAATAGCGTCGGTTTCGCCTTTTGACCCTCGATCGCGTCCGCCATGAATTGAGCGAGCTTTAATTTGATCTTGTTTATTTGGGGCCGCCGCTTCCGCCGATATTTTTCGACCGCCATCCTCGCGCTGAATATACATCTCAGATTTTAACTCGCCGGTATCTTCGGGAGCCAACATCCTCATAAATTTTAGCGCCTCTTTTGCAGTCTTATCTTGAGCGTCGATAATATTTTTTTCGTATGCCGCCGGGAGTTTTTTCAATCCTTCCCGAACCTCTTTTGACTGAAACAATAATTTAAATTTCAAGCCGCGACGCCTTTTTCAAGAACCATCTCGAGAATAGATCCTTGAGCGTCTACTTGTGAGATAGATCGGATCGACCACGTTGTATTTCGAGCGAGCACTCGATCGGCGATCGTTAAAGCATTTGTCGAAATATCTTTTCTTATTTTTAACCGGGCAATAGCTACATCCGTCAGAACGCCTTGCTCGGTTCTTTGCTGACCAACTCTTTCAACAAGCTCTCCGGATCTTGTCAAATGATCCGACCAATTTCCGGTTGTGTTTCCATACGCATCAACCGTCGATGCCATTCTCTGAAACGTTACCCTGTCGCGCATTGATCCGGCCCTAGCCATACCACGAACCTCGCTCAAAATCGATTAACGCTTCGAAACCATGCGGCAACGTCTTTGAGATAGTCCCTAAGAGCTCATTCTCTCTGTTTTCGTACCAATGCGCTATTATCATCATTAGCGCTTGTCGGACCGTCTGAGGGACGTTTGTAGGGCTATCACCATAGCCGATAACGTACTCGATCTTAATTGCATCATCACGAACAAAAGTAACCGGCCAAGTGTAACCGGATTTAGGTTTTATGCTTGTCCGGGTTTTAGTTCCGAGGACAAGAAAATTGCTAAGCGTTGCAGTTTGTAAAGCGTTGTCCGCGTCATAATATTTAATAGCGCTGACCGACTGAATAGGCCCAAGAGATAAAGTAACCGTCCCGGGATTTCCGGCGAACCACTCTCCCCACGTTTGAGTTATCATCGCTTTCCCGAGAGAGCCAGTAACGTCGACATAATCAACGGCCGTAGAAATTAACCGGGCAATGTGTTCATCATCATCGGAATGTTCAACTCGCAAATGTGACTTAACCTCCGGCAATGTAAGAGGGTCGGTCGTAGGAGCCGTGACTAATTCGATCCTATGCTGTAGGGGGAGAGTAGGCATTTTTTGAACCTATGATTTAACGGCTTTTTTCTTCGCCGGTGTTTTCTTTGTAGCTTTTTCAACTTTTGAGGGCTCTTCGACCGGCTCAGCGATACCGCGCTCGATGTAGCGTTTAGCCTCGTCGTTATTCGCAACCTCGATAATATCTCCGGCATTGTGGGAGAATTGTATCCCGGCCATTGATTGTAAGAGTTTTAATTTCATTTATTCGCTCCTTAAAAAAGAAGAGGGGCGCGAACGCCCCCCAATAATATTAAGCTTGAACTAGGTGCTTGATTGCGGCGGTATTCGCTAAAACACCGTCAAAGCGAACAAAGCCCAAAATTCCACGATCCGGAGCGAAACGCTCAGTTAGAACTTGGATAGATGGACCGCCAACTTTTCGGACGTAGAACTTAGACATATCTCCGAAAAGCATGGTTTTATTACCGGTCGCAATGCTCGCCATCGCCTGATTAACTACCACTGGATAGCCGAGGATATTCTGAGGAACTCCGGCTTGATAGTTGCCCATCTGCCAGAGATAATTTCCGTTCCCATCCTTTAGCTTTCGAACGGCCGCGAGAGTGCTATCGTTCATCATGATCGCGCTTGAAGTGCTTGAACGATACGCCGGATCTACTGAGTGAATAAGATCAATTATTTCATCAGCAGTAACCGCCGTCGCTGAAGCCGCCGTTACACCGGCCGCCGAGTTAGTTACAATTCCCTCAACTTCGCTAGACCCACTTCCTGTTGTAAGCTTCTCATTTGCGATTTTACCTAGCCGCTCACCGACGAGACTTCCGAGCAAGCTTTCCATGTTAAGGATACTGTCGGAATTAAGCTCGATGGACCATCGGATGAATTCACTATTGAAAGCAAATGCCCCCACACTCTTCGACCCGAAAACAGCATCCGAACCTGCATCGTCAGTTGGAGCCGTTCCCTCTGTGTGAGCTACCGCAACCTTAGAAGTATCGTCGATCGTTGGAATATCGAGCTGTCTACCGTCGGTTGATTGTATTACTGAGAATAGATTGCTCGTATACATTGGGCCAGTTGCCGCCATCGCTTGCTCGATGAACGTTGCCATTTCCGTCGGTACTGTAAAACCACCGGCGGTATCTGTCCCGGTAACTTGAGCACGTTTTAAAATGCTGCGAGTTTCCGCGTCGAGATTGCTTTCGCCTTGGTTTACATACTCAAAGAAAGCTTGTCGATAATCCATAGTTAAACCGGGATCGACTGCCTCTACTTGTCTCCCTTCCGGAGTTGGGATTTTTGAAGTATCTGGCTCAGCAAGTTTGGCCGCTAATGCGTCGGCCTTTTCTTCTCGAGCAATACGAGCTTCGAGCTTATCAGCGTCCGCCATCATTTTATCGAACTCTTGCTCGATTTCGACGGCTCTTTCTTCTGTGGTGTTATCGTCTATTTCAGACAATTTGGTACGGGCTTCCGTCGCTATATTAGCGAATTGCTCCCGAAGTGTTTTAAGATCAGACATAACGTCTCCTTATATTTTGTGGGCTTGCCCAAGGCCCGGGGAGGAAAAAAGTGGGCAAGATCGGGAGCTCCCGATCCTATCTCAAATCAGTTGTAAGGTATTGTTTTTATTAGTGAATAAGTGCCAGGTGCTAGGGTACTATTTCAATAATTTTGATTTCATTCTTAAACGTCTAGCGGATTGCGAAGTTGTTTTCTGCGCTCGATATTCTTGGAGACTTCTCAATCCTATGTCGGTCCCGGCATATGCCGGAGTAGTCACAATCGAAACATCGAATAAACTAGCCTCTTGAATTGTACGGAGGGGAAGCTCTTCGCCCTCGTTCCAACTTTGGCGAGTAGGCATGAAAGCAAAACTCATTTTGTCCAAATCTCCGCGCTTCATTTTCGGGACAATGCTGCGAACGTCCGGATCTGTAATGTCGAGGCTCGCTTTCATCTTTAACCCATGATCGTCCTCAGAAAGCTCGAGCGTTCCGGATCTAGTCCGGGCGAGTGGCAAACCATCATGGTTGATTAAGAATACAACGTCGTCTCTATTAAGAGCATCTGAGAAAGCGCCCGGAGCTATTTGCTCGCGCCACTGTCCGCCTATCGTTGTCTCTTGATTAAATACGGCCGCGTATCCTTCGACCGTTACAGTGCTATCGTCGAGACTGCGAACCTCGAGATTTGAAACTTGCCGAGCCTCGCGCTCGTATTTTTTCTTTTTCTTTTTATATCCGGCCTCGTCCAATTCGTCCTCGCTTTCTTCTATAAACTCCTCGGACTTTCCAAAAACTATTATAATTTGGTCCTCGGTTTCTGTAATTTGTTGAATGTGACGCTCTTCGTTTTCCTCGACTAAAGTCTTTTCCGGTTCAGCTTGCGTACTCATTTTTTCACCCTTACTTTCAAATACTTTTTTCGACCAAGTTCGACCGGGCGATCCTCCCCACAACTTCCATGAAATTGTAAAAGCGTTGGGTCCGCCGTCCGCTTCTTTCTCGCCATAATGCTCAGCGAAGTTTGATCCATGCCGGGCAAAATACGAAACCATCCGGCCGACTGTTTCCATCGAAAGATCTGCGCCGTTTGATATATCTCTCGCTCGAGCGACGCCGACTTCGGT